CATCATACTGTTCATTGGCGCCACGCAGTTCCAGGTCGTGCGCCTTCATGGCCGACAGCTCCGAAATGTCTTCGTTGATTGTGCGCCAATTAATTTCAAGTTCCAGGCTTTCCGTCTGGCCCGTCGTCGGCATTTCGATTTCGCCGCCAATGCCGGCGCCCGACAGCGTGGACGTTTTGGATTTAATTTTTGGCAGGGTTACATCGGCCATGCCAAGTTTGCGCACGCCGCCCGAAAACACTTCGAAATTAATCAGCTTGTCGCGTACTGTATTCACGTTTCCCATACAATTCTCACCTTCCCGTTATGCGAACAGATTGGAAATATAATCCGGGTCATATTCCTGGATAAATTCGATATCCCTTGCAGGTGCCGGCGGCGTGATGTAGACATGGAAGCGCAGTTTACCGTCCATGGCGTCCGTCTTCGTGTTTTCGTCTTCGCGGTACTCGACGCGGCCGCCAAGCAGCGCGCCTTTTGCCGTCAGTCCGTTTAACCAGATGTTGGCGCTGTCCACAATCGTCTCAATCAGGCGCTTATTGGTCGGGTCGTCAATCTTGCTCCAGAAGGTCGTGACAAGCGTGTTGCCGATCCAGTTGAACATCCTGCGGTTCGTGATGAACGTGTCCTTCACGTCCGTGTTGGACGGGTACGCCGTTGTACGGTTGCCCCAGGCTTTCCATCCGCCGATGAAGTTCAGTGCCGTGACGATGCCCTGGCCGTTCAGATAGGCAGCCTGTGCCGAATTCAGGTATACTTCCGTGCCGTCGGCCAGACAAGCGCCATCGGCCTGCAGGGACTTATTGGACGGCGAATAATACGGGATATCATCGTGCTGGCTATCGGTGTAATTCATCAAGCTGGCCAGCTGCGTCGACAGATGATATTTAGCTGTGCCAAGCTTCAAAAGCGGCCAGCCAAGATAATTATCTTTGTCGACATAATTGTTCTTGTTCTTCCACTCTGCAGCCTGTGTGTAGTTCTTGACTTCCGTTGTCGGAATATCGCAGACCGAAATCGCATTGAAGTGGCCACAAATATTGTGTTCCTTCGCTTTCATGACGGCCGCCACGCTCGTATCACACGACCATTTCGGCGCGATGATGATGCCCGGCACAAGGCCAAAGCGCGGGTAAATCTCATCAATCAGTTCCAGGCCTTCCGTGCGGTTGGTCTGCGTATTGACGCCGCCGATGATGTCCTTGGCAGCGATGCCCGACGGATTCAGCATGGTATAGGTCAAGTAAAGCGTGGTTGCTTCGCTGGAGATCTTGCCACCGCTGACCGGCGTGACAACCAAATTCCCGTCATCGTCATATGCTGCAGTATAGTCCGTGTCCTTTGTCAGGGCTTCTGCACTCTCGGAAAGCGCTACTTTCAGCGTGTCCAAAATAACGGAATCCGTTACTTTTACGATGCCGTCCTGAATAGTCGCCGTCTTTTTCTGCGGCGTCACATGCTTCGCGCTGTCCAACACGTTGATCAGCACAATCGGGGCCATGTTGAACAGTGCGAAATGCGTCTTGATGGCTTCGCAAAGCGTGTAGTCATCCCAATTGTCTGAATAGCCGAATGCTGCAACGGCTTCTTTGTACGTGTAGCAAAGCACCGGCGTATTCGCCTGCACCGGGGACGTTGCCAGATGCACCGGCGCCGTGCCGACGACCACAATCAAGCCGCTGTCCGTTTCGGTCATCGGCACAAGGCTGGTGGCCTGCTCACTTGTATAAACTCCGTGTTTATATGCCATTACGTTCTCACCTCATTACGATTCCATGACTTCGTGGAAGGCCAGATATACCGGCGTCCCTTTTTTCTCTACGTCTGCCATAGCCTGGTTTAGGCCGCCCACAGGCACAAAAAGGCGCTTGATGTTCTTGTGCTTCTTCTGTGCCAGTTCAATCAGCTCTGTCGGTTCATCGCGGTACACGGTGAAGCGTTTCAGCCCATCACTTAGGCGGTTTGGACCGATATAGATAACATTTTCGCCGCCGGCTTTTTCTTCTGTCGGTGCCGCCTTTTTTACTTCGACAGCTGCCGTTTTTGCCTCAGTCATACATTATCCTCCTCCATGATTCTTCCCCAATCCTTGGCCATCTGCTCCGATGGCTGGCCAATCTGATATTTCAATGTCGCATAGCCAAACCAATACGGGTATGGCTGATTTTCGATTGTCTCGAACTTTGTCGGCATGATCAGCCGAAAACGGTTGTCCAGCTTCCTGTAAATCAGCAGCCGCTGACGAATGCGCTCCATGATGGAGGCCAAATCCATCCATGCGTTTTTATCCTCGCCGTATACGCCGACCGTCAGGCCAATCGTAGCGGTTGAACCGTCCTCCTGGTCTTCGCTGTTCTCCCAGCACGCAATAACAAGCGGATAGAACGAATCACTTTCGAAATCCTCATTGTTGAAATGCTGCCGATACACCGTTACTTTTTTATCTTCCTGCCCTTCGGCTTTCAGCTTGTAGGTCGATACGGCCGTTTCAATTTCTTTTGCCACGGCTTCCACTAATCTTGCCGGTGTCATAAATGCAATCCCTCCAGATACGTCATAGTTTCGTGCTCCATCGCCTCAAAAAAGCGTGTTTTTAAATGCTGCTCCATATAACTCTGGATGGTGGGGCTGCCAAGCATCTGCGGCGTTGACGGGCCTGCCAGCTTATAGATGGGCAAAGACGCGTTTGATGTGCCGTGCCCGGCACGCTGGAGGACGCCGACGTGGCCGCTGCGCATGCGCGCAAGGAAGGCGTGGGCAATCGTGCCGCCCTGTCCTTTGACTACCTGGCTGTAAAGATACTGCCCTTTCGGCGGTCGATGCTTTAGCACGCTGCGCGGGTTGTGCTTGAAATACGACAGGTCATTTACTGGGCCGCGTGACGAAAAGATTGCCCCCGCGCCCTGGTACTGGACGCGCATGGTCTTGCCCACACGGCCTTTCTGGATGGTATAGCGGTCGACAATCTTGGCCGTCGCTTCTTTCTTGTCGTCCTTTACGGCTTCACGCACGGCCTTCTTGCTCACTTTATCGATTGCGCCCGGAAATGCTTCCAGCAGCTTCGCTGCCTTATCAAGGTCGCTGTTTTCGATTTCAATCATAGGAAGCTGCCTCCCATCCGGTACGCGCCCATCGTGATTGTCAGCATGCCCATGTCATCCGAACAGCTGTCGACGGTATAGCGCTTGTCGTCCACTTTGAAATTTTCCCCCTGTTTGGGGGTTCTTCTGAGGTCCGACTTTTTCACGCACACAGTCAGATAATCGCCATGCAGTCCGTCCGGCGTTCGCCGCCCGCCCGGCAGCGCTGCGCTTTTCCCTTCTGTTTCATCCCGCGACACGACACAAATGCAGCTCACGCCGTCCAAATTGTGTGTCTCGCCGAATTCGTCCGGGTTTAGAAAAACACTCGCCACGTCCGCCGTGGCCATGTCCTTGAACGTCATGATTAGCCAATACGCACGTTAACCGCGGTGCCAGCTTCGGCCTTTGCCTCTACCGCATAGCCCGCGAATACCGTGGTATCTCCCTTGGTGCCGGTGATATTGCCGGCCGTCTTATCCCAATACACTTCCTGGCCTACGGTCAGGGCGCCGGTAGCCGCTGGCAGCGTAAAGACGCCCGTTAGCGTTACCGTGCCCGTGTCGCCCTTGTCCATCGCTTCAAGGGCTACGCCAATGCGTGCCGTAAGCGGCACGACTTCCATGTAGCCAACGGCCGCGCTGGCCGTATAGTCGATATTGTCGCCTTTCTGTACAAACGTTGCTGTTGCCATTTCCTACCCCTCCTTATTCCATCGTGCTTTTCTGAATGCCGCGGAAATCGACGATATTGACGCCGACATGCTGATAAATGCGCCACTTGATGCCCAGTGTGTCGAACTGGATGGCGCTTTCAATCGTCGGCGCTTCCTGTCCATTCAGGTACGTGACTTCAATCGTCGGCACATAGCCCGGTGCAGCTACCAGATAGAACGTTTTGGCATCGGTAAGTTCAGGGTCCGAAATAACCGACAGCTTATTAGCGAATGGGTTGACTGCGGCGTTGTTCTTCGACGGATCGACCACGGAATTGATCAGCTGGGCTGCCTGTACTTCCAGTTCCGGCGGAACAATCAGGAAAGCCGGCTGGATGTTCAGTTTCTGTTTGCCTGCGATGCCCGTCTGCCGTGCCATGGCCGCTTTCATCGTGCCAAGTCCTGCAACAGTCAGGCCTGCCGTCTGCACATTGCCGCGTTTGGCGCTGAACAGCGGCGTACCGTTGAACGTGCCGTTGTCGCGGATCAGCTTGTAAACGCGCTCATTGATGTCGCGGCGTGCTGCAATGCCGAATTCTGTCGGTTGTCTGCTAAGGGCACCAAGGTCATCGTTAACAAGGGCCTGCATCGTGATGGAGAACGTAGCGCCGTAGGTCTGTACCTTCGTCGTTGCGAAGTCCTCTTTCAGTTCCGCATGCTTGAATTCGCCGTTCTCATTGATTTCAGTGAGAGAAGGCGCCTCAGAAAGATGGTAGCGCGTGGCCGTCTTGAAGTCCTTATTGCTGCCTTTGGCCGTCCAGTCCTGGAACGTCGTCGGTGCCAGCTGGTAAGCCTGGGCAAGGCTCTTGTTGGCAACATTCGACAAGATTCCGGGGAATGCGCCCGTACCCGTGAGCGCTTCACGCATGATAAGGGTATCGTCCATATGGCGGACGTTCTTGCCGTCCATCGAAAGCGACTCAGCTGCCAGTCGTACAAGGCTCATGCCGCGGAATTCCT